TTTGCCCTTATAAACAGCTAATAAACCACACGCTTCATGTGGCGCATCCTTTTCTGCGTGTTTAAGTGCAATATCCTGCCAAGTCATCCAACAAACGTACCAATGCCAGGAAAAATATCTCTAGTAGCAATCCTTTTTGGTAATTTTACATTTACCAAGTCTAGGGCTGATATAGCTTCCCATTGAACAATATCTCTATTCTCACTAATTTTTCTATCTAAAAAATAGATTTCTTGAGGAAATTCAGCCGTTGGATCAGGAGTACCAAAAGGATTAGATTGTGTAGTGGAAGATGAAGATGTTGTTTGTTGGATCGTATTTGGGTTGTTCATTGTGATCGTATTACCCATATTATTTCCATGACTTGTGCAATAATATCTCAAATCGCTTGGTGCATCTGGATATGGTGGTTGAAAAGTTGTAATGTAATTTGTCTGTCCAGCGTAAGACCCTGTGTTTGTCACTCCAGTTGTATAAGAGCCCCCACTATCTGATTTAAAAGCAAGTTGATGATTTGCATTGCTTGAATCTTCTTGATTAAAGATATAAGTTGATCCACGTTTCATTGTTATAACTGGTTTTTGAACCCCATTTAAAGCAAAAACATTATTGCCACCAGAATCTTGAACTACTGTGACAGTATATGTGACAGTTTCAGCATCAGAAGGGTCAGCTACAGTTTGAGTTGAGGTAGTGGTAGTAGTTGTAGGAGCAAAGTTAACAGCATCTAAAAAACGTGCCAAAGTTCTAATCCTTGTTAATTTTGCACCATTTAAATCATTACCAACTGTTGTTTGGTTAACGTCTTGCATGATTGCAGTAAGCGTTCCAAAAATATTGCTGACAGATATAGTTGGTCTTGGTAAAGTTCCTGTTCCTGTAAATTCAAAACCAGTACACTCAATAGGAAATCTTTGATAAGTATTACCAGCCCATACAACTTCTCCATTTGCATTTAGATTTGCACCATTATGAAACCTATAAATAGTATTCGATCCATGTAATGTTGCATTAAGTTGCAAAGTAAACAGTTCTATTACTGCTCCAGGATTTATTTCTTGTAAAGCTGAAACTGGTACTGCCATTAGGGTTCAAATACTTCTTCAAAACTAGCTGTAATTCTATTTCGATCAAACTCAAACATTTCTCTGTTAAAACTTCTACATATCCATTTAAATGTTGTCGTTGTATCAGGAGGTGACCAATCAAATGATGCTCCATCTTTTCCTCTGGCTTCTAAGAATGTTTCGATCTCATCGGCATCTTCATCATCAACGTTAAAAGTAAGATTCCAAACTTTAGGATCTTGATTCAAACCAAAAGTAGTTCTTTGTTGGTAGCCATCTCCGAACTGAGTAATTCTAAGGTTTGATTGACTACGCTTTGTAGCAGAATATTGTGGGTTGTAATTAGGAAAAGTAGCCATCAGCGTAAACTAGAAAGTAGCCCTCCAGGTCTTTGTTGTTTCAATAACTCTCCTTGCACTGCAACAGATATGAGAGTTCCGAGTTCTTTTGCTCCAGCATCATCTCCTTGAACATCTGAACCTGATGCGTCTAC